GCCACATGAGGACAACCTGATGAGTAATATAGGAGATATTGTAGAACGCTTCGAGTCTCTGAAACGTCTAAATGGTGTTGAACAGAGTATCAGCAACCTTCCTGATTGCGAATATCGGGATGCGTTGATCCGTGATATTGAAAGGTTCAAGACTGGTGAGCAGCTTTTGGCTGTTAAACTCCAGGATGACCTTGATAAACTCCGGAATGAGCTGGCTATGTGTCGCGGATTATACCGTGACCTTATGGCTAAGTATGATACCCTAGTTGATACTGAGGGCACATTGGGGATTCTCGCTGCGTTGCGCAGGAGATTATGGAAGACAGGTTGAAGCCGAATGTGGCCGGCAAGCTCCGTGTCGGGACCTGGTCGGTCCCACCCATCGTAACCAGTACCTTAACTCCCGCAAGGGAAGGGGGCATGGCGTGGTTAAAACCAACGAACTGGGTGAGTCGACGGTGTCCTATGTTGATGCTCTACCAATACCGTCTGAGATCCTGAAGCCCTTTGTGGCTTGTGTGGATAAGTGGGCACATAATTCTGGAGTGCCTTGGACGGTTTCTCGCCTTAAAGGGATTTATACCGACTTCGTTCGGCATTTGGCAGGCGAGACACAAGTTGCAACATGGATTAGGCGGTGCCCTAAGAATGGTCTACCTAATGGGGTAGTAGGGGCGCTCTTCAAGTATGCAACTAAGGGGAAGCAGCAAACCTATGCTGTGATAACCCTTCTTCGCATCTACACTCAGTACAAGGCTAGTGTGCCTAATGCTGACCAGCTCCAGAAGTTCTTTGGAGGTGTGACTGCGGACCCAACGGGTTTGCCACCCGTTATTGAGGAAGGTGTTCGGTCCATTGCGGACTCGCTAGGTGTGACGCTAAGCTGCGGCCTTCCAAGGCCAGCGTGGACTTATAGTCCCAGCGAAGCTAAACGGGTTCCGTGCCTGGATGGCACGACAAAACCCGAGTCCACTCACTGGATGAACCAGTGGATGGATGTCTACCATAGCGGCATAGGCCGAAAACTAATGTGGACTTACAACCGGATTTTCGCACCGGTTATGGGCTCCTTCCGTCATGGAAGTGAGAACCATGGATCGTCAGCTGGAATGCTTGACACAGTTGGGTCGATTGGACTCATTCAGGAGCCTGGACTCAAACTTAGATCCGTTGCCAATCCCAATAGGATATACCAGATGGCTCTCGAGCCGCTGGGGGATTCTCTGTACACGCTGTTGAAGCTGTTACCATGGGATTGCACCCATGATCAGAGTAAGGCAATTCCACACGTGCAAAAACACCTTAGAGACCGTTCGGTCGTCCACTGTGTTGATCTCTCTTCTGCAACTGATTTCTTTCCTTTAGAGTTGCAAGAGGTCGTGCT